TTGAAGGTTGAGGGCGTATCGCCTGGCGTTCCCGACCTGTTCATTCCAGACTGGCGCTTGTGGGTGGAGATGAAGCGAGTCAAGGGCGGCAGTCTTAGCGCCGAGCAGAAGGACTGGATTGCCTATCTGGAGGGCTGTGGCTACACCTGCATGGTGGCAAAGGGGGCTGATCAGGCTAAAGAAATGGTGTTAGGGTTTGTCCCTATCAAATAATTGTTGCGTTACCGGAAACAGTGTTATAGTAGAGGCTCATTAACACAACGGAGCAAACGAAATGACAACTTCAGCCTCTTACTTTCTTTCATATGCCTGCGCTGAAACCCTTGAAGTCGGCATCATTGAATTCGATACTTACGATGAGGCGTTCACAGCCTACGGTTGTCATGAAATCTCAGGCTACTCGGTTGTGATCCGCGACATTAATATGTTTGGCGCATTGGCCGCTGAAATCCGCAAAGACAAAGGCTACGCTGATCGCCGCGCCACTGCCTAAACCAAACGGGGCTACGGCCCCAACCCAAGGAGATTACCATGAGCAAACCAAACAAAACTGTTGGCAACTGGCGTAAAGGTGTGGGCTTTACCCCGCGACCATCCAAACCGACAGATGCATTTGTCGAGTGGATGTGCGCCAACCCAAAGCGCTCTGCTGAGTTTGTGACGATTGAGAAAGCCCGCGAAGCCTTTCATGCAGAGCAATCCAAAAAGGCAGCAGCATGACCCCCACCCAACGAGTCCAAGCCCTACGCCAACGCCGAAAGGCGCTTGGCCTAACCAGAGTTGAGTTCTATCTCACCTTAGAACACGCCGCCAAAGTGCGTGGATATGTCAGTAAATTAACCAAGGAGAAAACAAAATGAAACAAACCTACTTTACTCAGCAAAACCATGATCAAGCTCGCAGCTTGGTGATCAGCTTTTTGGGTGCAGCCCTTCTGGTCTGCTCCGGCGTGATCTTTTTGTTGGTTACCTTTGACGTGTTGGTGAAGTGATGATCAAGTACCTATGGACAGAGTTGAGGCTAATGCTGAAGACGGTGACGCCAGCACAGGCTATAGCGCATGAACTAATCCATGCCGAGCATGATTTATTGAGGGCAGAGACTGGCGTGGAGTACGCGCAGTCGATGGTTACTTACAACAAGAACCGAGTCAAGCGCTTGAAAGCGTACTTGGGTAAAACTGAGGAGCCGACATGAACAGAACATGCGATGCAGGGGGGATTTGCCCTCACAAGCCACAGTGCTTGTGGAGTTGCCAATTCACAGATGCGGAACTAGAAACCCGCAAGGTTCGGCCGTGGCCCGTGGTGCCGGAGGACATCGAGCCGGTGTCGGACACTTGGCAAGCAGTCGGGGCGTTTATTTTTGGCACAGCGTTGGCAATGATCGTGGTGTTCTTTGCGCTGATGTTTTTTACAGGCATGTGGATTTGGAGCTTGTTGATATGACACAAGAAGACATCATCCGCATGGCGCGGGAGGCTGGCTGGCAAGAGGACATGTTTGGTTTTGGTATCTGGGACAGCAAAGAATTAAATGTCTTTGCCGCCCTTGTTGCAGCAGCAGAATTTGCTAAACGGGAATGGAACTTCTGTGAACGCTGCGGCAAACGAACTGTTGACCTGACCACAATTCACACATGCACACCACCACAGGAGAACACATGAGCTACATCATTGCCTCGCTGCCGCCCATTAAATGCTTTGTCAGGCGCGAGTTCTTGTACAACCACACCAAAGGCCACGGCGAGTTGGAGCCTGCAATTTGGGTTAGCCTGAAAGCCCTGCGCGGCCAGGTGTTTCGCATAGAGTCGCTGCTGCCTAACTACGGCGCTCTGTACGACAAGCTGCCCATTCATGCGTATGTTTGGAAAGATGACCACGGCGACTTGCCCGTGGACACGCTCCAGCTATGGGACTGCATGGGCTACCGGTTCACCATCGTGGAAAAGATTGGCCTACGCAATCTGGGCGTGAAGTTCTTGGGCAAGGACAAGCAGTGGCACTTTGGGCGCTACATGTTCACAGTAGACTTCTGCGCTGATGAGATGGCGCTGGACACTGGATTTACCGAACAGGCCGAGGAACACAAGTCGTTTAACTGGATCATGTTGGACAACGGCCAGTTTGCCTGCCAGCCCAACAACCGCTGCTTGTGGTACGACCAGAGCCTGATCCCCGCCGAGACAAAGTTCCCAGACTTCCAAGCGGCCAAAAATTTCTACACCGTTGACGGCACACGCAAGTGGAGCGCTGGCGATGACTGGTTCTACGACATTCAGGAGAAGAACGCTTGAAGTGCCCAACTTGCAACACATGGACAACTGTCAGCGAGACTAGAAACAAGGAAGGCTATACACTACGCCGCCGAGAGTGCGGCAACGGCCATAAATTCATAACGGAAGAACATGTCAAACTTCAAAACTTGGACACAAGAAAACCTAGCACAGTTCGCCCAAGAAGCGAACGCAAAGATGGTTGAGCAAGACGACCGGATTCAACAGCTTCAGTGCGACCTTAAGGACGCCATTGAGGCGTACCGAGCGCTTATGCGAAAGTCTGAGCAGTCGAACTAACCTCGGCAACCCGCCTGCCCCAGCCTTTGCCAAACGTATCCCAAGTTGGCAAGTTCTGTAAAAATTCCAGCCGCTTAGCCTGATACGCATTAATCAAATCACCAGCAGGGAAGTCCGCTACGGCTTTTAAAGTGCCAGCGCCTATAGCCCCATCAACAGACGCACCAACAGCCGCCTGAAGCCATTTGGCGGCTCTGCCAGGGCCACTGTTGACAGCAGCATCAAACACGATGTAGTCAACGCCGTCTGGTAGATCATCACCTTTGATCTTGTCCCAATACTTAACCTTGTACATAGGGCCGACCACCTCGGGAGTCAGCGCTCGCATGGCTTGTTCATCCACATCATGCCCAACCCACTCCTCCCAGACGCGCTTGGTTACACCCAAATTGGTCATTCCACCAGGGTCTTTTGGATGGTTCACAAAGCCGCCTTCATGGTGCAAGATGGCTTTCAGTGCAGCGTCAAAGTTTTCTTTCATTTCACTGGCCCTGACTTAGAAAGTAAATCGGTTTTGGCTTGTGAGCCAGCAGAGGAGCCGAAATAATATGCGATTATTCCAGTCCAAGCCGTACCAAGCGACCCCAACATCATCAAAATAGCTGGGTTGCTACTGTCCACTCTGCCAATGAACATCATCACCATGATGCCAAAAAACCCCACTGTAACCGTACCCGCAAGGATAGGCGGCATCAGGCTGCGAGTGGTGGCCTGCATCTCTCGTGCTGATTTCCTGTCCTCGACCTCCAACTTTTCAAAGTTCAGGCCAAGCTCCTGTGCTTGTTTCTGTAGCTCAATCTCAGCGATTTTCACTTGAGCAATTTGCTCTGCCGACAGCTTGTTGTTAGAGATCAGGTCGCCCACCTTGTCGGGGTCAACGCCAATCGCTTTGCTGATGGCAGATACAGCCATGCCAGCCAGTGGGCCGCCCATTGCCGTGGCGATTGTCGGTGCAATTTGTTTTAACCAATCCATTACTGTTTACTCCTTGAAAGCATGGTTGCTGCAATCTGTAGCATTGCACGGGTCTTCTCTAAGTTGTCAGGCGGTGATGCCCAGCCTACTGTGATCTGGCCTACAAAGCGTCCAGGCTCTGGCGGCACTGAAATACGGCACGTGTAACCTACGCCCTTCTCAATGTACCAGATGCCCATTTCACTCTGTGCGCTGGTGTACTCGCCGCATGGAATCTCGTTTGCCATCAAGCGCACTACGTCAGCGTTGTTCGATGCGTTCTGGGTGAACAGGCCAACGTCCAGCCCATCGTTGGTCTTGTCCCGCCCCTCTCGGGTGTACGCCCTGTGCAAGATGCGCGTTCCAAACATTGAGTTCACCTTGAACACCGCCACAATGATGGCGCCAGACTGCTTGAACAGATGGGCAGCAGCGTCCTCTACCCTGTCCTCTGCAATGCTTGGTATCTTTTTGGATTCTTTGTACGCCCCGATTAGCAGCTCTTGATTTGTATATACAAAGTAGCCAGCAAAGGTCAGGACAGCCATCAGCACCATTGCAAACAGCCGGAACGGGCTGCTGACATACGCCAGCACTTTGTCAACTAGGTTGAGGCGTTCGTCAGTTGCCATCAGCACTTACCTCCGCATTGCTCAAGTATGCCAAAAGTGAAGTATGCAATGATTCCTAGCATGGCGGTAAACACCACACCGAGCAAGGCCAACTCAATGACTTCATCAATTTCTTTTTTGCGCCTTGCATTGATTTCTTTTTCGCGCCGCGCATCGTGGGCAGACTCCGCGTCCAGCGCTGCTGCTCTGGCCTTAATTTTGTTCCAGACGTCTATCTTGCCGGACTGCATGAACAGCAGTTGCAACTCGTCCTCAAACCGCTTGGCCTGATCCAAGGCCATCTCGATCTGAATGGCCGTGCCCATGCTTGACTTGGATTTCTTGGCTTGGACTACAGCCTTGGTGGCGGTGGACTTGGCGTCAAAGTACTTGCCCAGCACCGGCCCAAGAGACGACACATCGTCAACGGTTTTGCTGACCTTCTTGATCAGCGCGACCGCTGCTTGTATGCCTGCTAGCGCGGTAAGCGGGTCAATCACTTTCGGCTACCTTCGCTGGTTTGCCTTTTTCTCGCCACTTTAAACACCAGACCTCTTTGCGATCAGATGACCAACTCCACCTCACGCACTCAAATACGGGCGCGGGTGCTTGTACCGTTGCCGGTGGTGGTGGAGGTAAGGCGTCCATATATCACTTGTCGGCCTTGGCTTCTAGTTTGTCAAAGATTTTACTGAGCATCTCTTTGATCTCGCGGTTGTCTTCGCGGTAGTCGTTGCGGGCCACGTAAATGGTGGGCATCGCCCGCACGTCCGCGTCCAAGCGTTCTAGCGACCTAGTGATGCTGTTGAGCGTCCACCCACCAAAGAAAGATGCCAGAACAACCGCGCCGTTGAACAAGACTTGGTAGTCCATTTATTGCCCCGCTAGCGCGTTTTGATTTTGTTGCGCCGGTATTTGCGCCAAGCCAGGTGTGATACGAGCGCCTATTCTTTGCCCCAACAAGTTTACCGTTTTTTGCTCTGCTTGTTTTGCCATTGCATTTTTAATAGATTGCGCTGCAACAGCAGGGTTTGTCATTTCGCGGGCCAATTCCAGCGCCAGCTTGTCATCAACAATACCCAGCAGCTTTTTGACAACCGCGTTGTAAACAGTAATTGGCAGGGACAAAATAGACGGCAGCGGCGCCACGCCAGCTTCTTTACCCATTGCGGTTGCAATGCCTTTAATGTCTTTGCCGCCTGCACGGCCAGCAGCCGCTAGCGATTGAAATTCGGCCTCACGGGCCAAGTCATCGCGCACAGCATTAACCGCTGTCAATTGATCAGGCGTTAGTTTGGATGTCAAGTCACCAATTCGTTTTTCTATCGCCAAAGCGTTTGCGCCTGGTGGCAGCGGTGGGCTAAGTTTGTTGCCACTAGCTTTTGCCGTAGCTTCAATTTGTGCCAGTCGCTGCGCGTCGCTGCTGATGGCGTCAAACCGCGCCCGCAAGTTCATGCCGGACTGGTCAAAAATGTCAATGGCGCGGCCATGATCACGCATAAAGTTAGCCAGCTTAGTTTGGCTAACATCGCCGGTCGCAGCGTCCACCACTTTTTTGCGGAACAAGTCTTCAATACCCGCCCGCGCTACCACAAGCGCGTCAGGGTTGTTGCCAAACAGTTGGGTAAACTGCCGCGCCTCTGACTCGCCGTTAGGCGTGAAATATTTGCCTACCACATCTTCGGGCCGAATTTTGCCTTCAGCGCCGCTGGTGCGCTTAAACAGATCGGCGTTAACACCTTCTTTAAATCGCGGCGCGTATTGCGTGCGGTACGTGTTAACGGCGTTGGCATAAGCAGACTTAGCGTCATCAGACAGCGTAGTGCTTTTGCCAATTGCGTCGTCTATCGCAGTGTGCAAAGACCGCAAGTTTTTTAGCGTTGTGGCGGCCATAGGCGCATTGCTAGCCGAAGCAGCAGCGATGTCTGCGTTGATGGCTTTACGAACGTCATCAAGCTGCGCCAAAGTTGCTTCAGGTGCCGCAGCGGGCGCGGCAGCGGGCTTTGCTACTTTAAAGCCTGCCTTACCTACGGTTGCAAGGCCTGTGTCAGGCGCGGCAGGCGCAAAGCCCCGAAGTTTGCGAACAGTGTCTGGCGCGGTTTCAATAGCAAAATCGGACAGTTTACGGCCAAGAATAGTTTCGGCTTCTTGCACCACATTTGACACATCAATTTTTGCATCGCCGGCTGCGTTAAACGCGGCCTTGTATGCTGGTTCAATTACACCTTTTTTAACTGACTGTCTTTCAGCTTTGGCGGCTGCCGTCAACGTATCGCCAACTTGTGTCGGGCTTACATCAACTAATCCGCGATTAATCTGCGCTTTTACTTTTGCTGCGTCTTCGATAAATTTTTGCTGTACGCGGGCTTCTTGCGCCAGCCTAGCTTGATTTGATTGCGAAGCAACGGCGGCGTATTCGGTGGCCATTTCAGGGCGTTCTGCCAATGACTTTCCAAAAGCCGAAAACTTGGTGCTGCCCGCTGTTGCTGCAACTTCAGCGGCTGTCGGCGCAGAGCCAGGTGTAATGACCGCGCCTTTGCTAGTCAGCGCGTTAACAATGTCGTCGCCCTTACCTTCAACGGCGTCTAGGTAAGTAGCCGATTTAAGGTCAGACAATTTGCGAACATACTTGGCCCCACCTTTGACAGCAGCTTGGCCAACTGTAGGCACCAGCGCGCCAATTGCAGCGCCTGTGGCCGCGTCTTCTGGGTTGACAAGCGCGGCGGCTGCGCCGCCGGTGACAGCGCCACCTAGCGCCCGCGTGCCTACGCTGGCCGCGCCAGGCGCCATGCCGGTTTGAAAACCAGACGTTTTAATTGAAGTAGCTAACGGCGTCAAAAACTTAGCCAGCGAAGGGGCCATTTTTGCGCCTGCTTTAACAGGTGCGGCAATCGCCCCGCCCACTGGCAAGGTAGCTATGATTTCGCCGGCTAGTTCACCTGTGCCGGTGGCAATAGGAAATTCTTGCTTAAACGGCGCGACAGTAGCCTGCGATTCCGCACGGCGCCGAGCAGCGTCTTCAATCAAAGCTGTGCCGGCTTCTTGCGCGCCAAGTTGTTTCAAGCCTTTGCCGACAAGTTGCTGGCCGCCAAACATGATGTTGCCGCCGGCACTTATGATGCCTTGCGACACAGCCTCAATAGGCGCGCCAATAGTGCTCAGAAAGCCGCGCTGTCTAGCCGCAGGAATTTCACTTGGAGTAGATGGCGCGGCGGGCGTGTCATCGGTAAGCCAATTGCCGCCCACAAGATACGCTTTTGCACCTTGTTTATTGGTGGCCGATTGCGTAATGGGCTGCCATTGGTCGCCTACCAAAACGACACGTTCGCCAGTTGTAGGATTTGTCGCTGTTTGCAAAGGCATTTTGCGTCCTTAATCTGGATTAAACCCAGGGGGCGGCGCAACGCTTGCCGCTGCGGGCGTGCCTTCAGTAGCCATATCAGTGGTCACAAACTGATTTTTGCGTTCGCGCATTAAACGAAGAACAGTCTTGCCCGCTGCTTTTCTAATTTCTGTTGGCAGCGTAGGGTCGGCCAATTGACCGGCAGCTTCCTTGTATGACTTTGTGTCTTTGTCAGACTGCGGGCCTTCAAACCGAGGAACCATTTTTAACACTAGATCGGCAATCGGCGCCAGCTTACCAATGGCAATTGCGCCTGGTGTAGCCTTGCCAACAAAACCTGCGCCAATGTCAACTAACCGCCCCGCCCCGCTGCCGGTGGATTGGTCAATTAAACCCCCGTCTTTTGTGACTTCATCTAACTGTGTAATCGCAAAGCCAAGGTCTTTGCCTAGCTGAACTTTTTGTGCCGCTACTTTTTCAGCGGCGGCAGATGGTCTAGCCCCACCGATTACGCCCGGTGCATTTGCGCCGCCGCCTCTGTATTGGTTAGCATCAACTTGCAAAAATTTACCTGGGTTGTTCGGGTCTTCAACCGTTGTGATCGCGGGCGCGCGAGCCTGCGCGGGCGGGCGGCCAGCTTCTTTAAGTTTTTTCTCGTAATCAAATATTGAGCCTACAAACCCCTGTTCTTTGGCGGCTTGGTAATTTAATTGAAGATCGGTTTGTTTTGGTACTACAGGCGCAACAGGCGCGGTAAATACAGACTTCCCACCTTGGAACACACTGGCGCCTGGCGAAACCGTTATAGGCTTCATGCCTTCAAGCAACTGGGCAACACTTTGCATTGACCCCATACGCAATTCATCAAACTTACCTGTTTTAACAGCATTTTGCAAAGTCGCCAGCCCTTTTTCAGGCGTCGCGCCTGTGCTTTTAAGCCAAGGCCCAAGAATGGGATCGGCGTGTACAGACTGATGCAAGGTTAAGTATGCTTCTGGCGTGTCAGCTCTTTTATATGCTTCTGGAAGCAACGCTAATTTATCAGCCAACAGCTTAGTGCTTGCACTTTCTTGTTCAAAGCGTGACTTTTGAATACCCGGCAATTGAGCGCCGCCGCCGCCAGCAGCAACAAGGCCGGTCAGTTTGTTGTAGTCAATTTTGCCTGTTTCGTCAATTGATTGCGCGTATGCGTCAGCCAACACGTTCTGCGATTTTGCCGTTCGTTGCGCCTCTTGCATCTTCAGCGCGTTCAGTTCTTGCGCTTGCCGTCCACCTTGAATCTGCTGTATGGCGGCATAGTCAGCCAGCGCGTTCTGTTGCGGAAGTTCAATGCCGCGATAACTCATTGCAATGTTGGGGTTTACAAGTGCCATGATCAATCCTTAACCAAGTCCAACGGAAGCGTTGTAGCCGGGGTAAGGCTCTGTGCTTGTGTACCCACCACCGCTACCAATAGCACGCGACAGCAAGGCGTTGCGCTCTTGGCCTTGGCTGTAGTTCAAATATTGATTCAAGCCCTGCGACAGCGCGTTAGCGCCGCCCATGTAACCCGAGGCACGGGCCTGCGCTGCTTGACCGCCAGCCTCGCCTACACCAGTCGCCATTGCTTGACCGGCTTGGCCTAACTGGCCTACAGAAGTTTGAGCCATACCGGCCAAAGATTGCAACGGATTAAGACGAGCCTGACGCTCAGTCTGGTAGCGATTAAAAGCGTTGGTGTACTCTTGGCTACCCATCTCTTGGCCGTAGCGTTGCGCGGCCCTGAGAGCGCCGCCAGAGATCAACCCGCCACGGGCAGCGGCTTGACGATCAAGCGCTTTTTGGCCTTCCGCCAACCGAAAACCGTAGCCAGGGTCAGCAGTAAACTGCTGCATGCCAAACGGCGTGTACCTAGACGCTGTTTCTAGTTCTGGTAACGCACGAACACCCGCCTCACGGAACGGGGCTTGCAGTTCAACTTGCCGCTCAAACTGTTCTCTTTGCAGTTTAGCCGCACGGTCAGCCGCAGCGGCTTGTGTGCTTGCCGCGCTTCTAGCCGAGCTAGCACCAATTAAAGAGCTAGCTACTGTAGCTCCGGCTACCCAGAATGTCATGATGACGCCTCCAAAACTTCTTGCTTAACTAAATTGCCAGATGAGTACATCGAATTATCTTCAACTTCAACTAATTCTGCTTCAATTTCTTCAATTGATTTTTCTTCAACTGCATGAAAAGTCATACAACGCGCATCAGTCACGGCATAGACCGCACGTTTTGTGCCCGGTTTACTTGAAAACAAGTGCGGCCCGGTAACCTCTTGAACGCCGTCATCTGTGGTAATCGCCACCGTTCCCGACACGATTAGATAAAAATGCTCTTTTTTATGGACTGCACCAACTACTAGCACTCCAGCATGGCGAAACACCTCACGGCAATACATTCCTCCGTGGAAATAGTGCTTTGTCTCAGGTTCATACTGGGGCAGCTTTGACACCTCGATTTGCAAGGATTTTACCCTGTCAATCATTGACATGGGCTTTTCAACCTCAAAACCTTCGCCGTATGTGACTTGCATCAGATTATTCCAAAAGCAGGTTGTTGTTGGACGCAGCTTGCATGATGACCCAGTTTGTGCCGTCTGACACCATTGTCGCCCAATTTCCCACAACATCCAAAAGGATTGCCGTTCCAGCCGAAGTGCTGTCAAGCGGCACGACATTGCTGGACGCCGACACCAAAAGCTGCGCTTGCATGTTTTTAAAAATCAACTGCCGCCCAACCCATGCAGATGCGGTGGGCAGGGTGACCGTACAGGTCGAGCCTGACTTGTTGTTGATCAGCCAGGCTTCGCCAACAGCCACGGTAAAGTTAGCCGTCTTGGTAACCGGCGCAGACACCGTGTTGACCACTGGCGTTGTCCATGTGGGCGACCCCGTACCAGCGCTGGTCAGTATCTGACCCGCCGTACCAGCCAAGGTAAAGGCATAAGCCGTGCCCGTGCCGTAGGCCACAGCGCCAGCCGTTGGCGTAGCCGTAGCGTTTGTGCCGCCATTGGCAATAGCTAGCCTACCAGCCAGTACCACAGCGCCCGTGGTGGCCGTTGCAGGGGTCAGGCCAGTAGTGCCACCTGAAAACGACAAAACGCCCGTGTTGGCTACCGTAACAGTGCCAACCCCATTGGTGACTGAGATGCCAGCACCAAAACCAAGCGTGTTAAGGGTGTACCCTGTGCCATTGCCAATCAGCAATTGGCCGTTTGTAGGGATAGTACCTAAACCTGTGCCGCCATTGATAACCGGCGTGATGCCAAGCGCCCCACCAGTAATGTTGTAAATGTTGTAAAGCCAGCGATACCACTCACGCGAAACCGCCCCCGTGCGCTCGTCAGTAAGCGGCACGCGAGGCGGTGTGATCTGGGTATTAAGGTTAGGCATTCGTTGGGCTAAGTATCAATTCTGCGCCCACGATGGCAATTTTTACCGGATCAGTGCCAGAAAGTTCATAGACCCTATCGCGCAGCTTTAGGGTCATGCCCAGCCTACGCCAGAAAGTCCTGTGCCCATACGCGCCAATTTTGCCAATTGATGCCCAGTGTTCGTTTGAATATGTGTGACCGCCGTCATCCGACCAGCGCAACATGACTTGAGGGTTGTAGCCTGGCGCGGCAAGATAAGAGTTGGTTACCAAGTTGTAGCCGCTAATGTCTTCATCTGACAGCTCGTACTGCCCAAGCGGCTCAAAACCATCGCCTGCCTCGGTGGTCAGGGTGTCGCCTGATTGAGTAGCCAAAAACGTCTGCACGTATTCGGCTAC